CAAGAATGGCTCGACGACGAGGACATTGCTTTCGAGGCTTGTGCGTGATGGCGATGTGTGTAAGTTTGGCAACCATTATTGTCTGCCAAAGGTTGCGCCGTGACGACCTATCTCCTCTCTTAAAAAGAATAAAGGGGGGGGGTATAAGTTTTTAAGAGAGGGAGAAAGTGCCCGGGACTGTAGACAATGTAGCGCATGTAGACAACGTAGACTATGTAGACGTTGTAACGGCTGGGTTCTAGTCGTTTTTTAGGTCAGACAAAAATAGGAAAAGCGTTACGGCAGCGTTACAGTAGCGTTACAGTCAGTGTTTTTTGGGATTGTTCTCAAAGCCATGTCACGACTGGCTTTGCAGCGTTGGCTTGTAAAAAAGCGTTACAGTCGCTACATTGTCTACGGTCTTGAGCACTTTCTCGTTATTTATATCCTTTTACAATCCTTTGTTGTATTGTCTTTTGTGTATCGAAGCAAGAAAAAGGAGGATATGATGAATCAATATAGTCCGCGTAGCAATGCCCAATTAGAAATTCTGTCAATGCTGGAGAATGGAATGTTGACTCCAAAGGAGTTGGCAACCTCGCTTGGAAAAAATTGTTCAACGACGAGGACATTGCTTCGACGTCTCGTTCGAGATGGGCTTGTCTGTAAGTTCGGAGAACATTATCGCCTAACCCCGCGAGGCGCGGGACTCAAAGCAGCAGGCGGAAATGGCGGCAAAGAAGAAGAAGAATACATTTGCCGCATTCATGGTGGCATCGGGGTTAATATCATTCGGACTGAGTGGAAGGGTGTCGTGCATCACCTGTGTTGGTTTTGCATGGCTGAATTTCTGGCAAGTCATGGCTGTGCAGATGTGACCCCGAAGAAAACGTGTTAATCGGCATCGTTTAGAATATGGCAGCCATCGCAAACGGTTTGCACCGAACGCTTACGCATCGGTCGGGTACCCTGACGGAGTGTACATTACTGACGGGGAGAGTGGGTTCGACTCCCACTGGCTGCCTATTTCAATATAAAGGAGGTGATTACCTTGTTGAAGAAAATGGAATGTAGTGCTGTGGCCTATGTCAAACAGGTTCGCTTCACAGACGCTACGAAAAGCAGTGTCGAATCTTGTCAAGTCCTACTGACCATTGAGACGGATAATCCTACTGGATTGTCAGACGCTCAGTCTATCGTCGGGCTGGTTGGTCGTTGGGTCGAAGTTGAGTTTAGTCAGCATGTGAGTGCAGACCATCCTCACCAAGAGGACTTCACGGACGACGATGTTGACCGTGTGTGAGTAGACTTGACGTTGATACCGTCCTACCTTTAAGGGGGTGTTGGTTTTGAAGTTAGAAGCCTTGACCAACTTATCGAAAGGAGTCGTCAAAGCGATGCGAACTCAGAAGAACAGGAAGTCGAAGATACCGAAGGTCTTGCAGAATAACCGAAGAATCGGCAAGCAGAAAGCCCTTGAGAAGTTGGCGAAGGAACACAAGCGGAAGCAAGACAAGCTGAAAGTGTCCGTCGTCATCACTGCAATCTTCGAAGGCGATGATGAACTGCTTGACCAACTGTGAGGTGAGTCAACAATGACAAAGACCGCCTTTAGCATCTTCGCTGGCATCGGGGGCAGCACCCTTGGTGCCAAACTTGCCGGCTTTGAACCGTGTGGCGCCATCGAAAGGAACGCTCATCGAGCCGTCGTCTATCGGTACAACGTTGATGACCGATGCTCGGTGTTGCCAATCGAGTACGCGAAGCCTAGCAAGTATGAGTCGCCAACGTTGTTGTTGGCAAGCCCACCTTGTCAGAACGCCAGCTTGATGCGCGGCGTCACTAACAATTCAAAGCCGTTATCGCGTCATGTAGACGCTGATGCAGGTAGTTATCTTGTCCCCTTCCTCCGGGCATGGGAGCCACAGTGGTTTGTCATGGAGAATGTGCCGATGTATAGGCATGAGCCGTCCTTTACGGACATTACAGCCTGCCTGACTGGACTCGGCTATGCGTGGCATGTCTTCATCGAAGACTGTGCTGATTATGGTGTCCCGATGCACCGACGCCGGTTGTTTGTCTTGGCAACGAATAACGGGTCTCGGATTCACTTTCCGGGCAAACACTTATTCCAAGTCCCTTGGGGTTGGGCAGTCGCTGACCTGTGGTCTAAAGAGCCAGCGAGACGATTGCCAAAATGGATGTCGGCGCTGACATACCTTGATGATAAAGACATTCTCATCGACAGCAAACGCAACTTCAACAAACGGACAGGGCAAGCCTACCTGACGAAACGGTCATGCAGCCAACCCGCGTTCTGTCTGACACGAAGCCATCGAGAACGTCCGGCCTATGCGATTGACGGTAACTTCGTATCGAAGCAAGTGACTGCCGAAATGTGGGCACGAATGATGACTTATCCTGACGACTTTGCGTTGCCTGTGTCAAACCGGCAGGCCGTGTCAGGGCTTGGGGATTCGGTTCCACCGTACATGATGAAACAAATCTGTGACAACTTGGAGGTGATATAACATGGTACATTGGCGACATGAGGTGACGACTGAGCCTCGTAATCTGTCTGGCTTTGTTGAACCGATTGACCGAATCGAAGTCAATTCGTGGTACCGCCAGCAAAATGCGGCTGGCGAGCCAGAGGAGGTGCATCTCATTATTCATTTTCAGAATCGTCGGAAACGCCCAGCCGTGCTTCGGCTGAAGTCTGAGAGTGCTGTTGAGGCGTTAATCTCTGCATTAGAGAATCACAAACTAGATGTCTGGGGGGATAAACATGGATAGGGAAGGCACGGCAACATCGGACATAAAGGCTATTATCGCTGACATGAATCGGTTGGCGGGCATTGTTGATATAAAGCCTTTGTTGGATATGGCCACCTTAATTGAGGTGGCACCTCGATATAAGGAAACGTCTTCAAAGCGGAAGCGTCGTCTTGTTAAAAAGAGTCGGCGTCGGAATCGGAGGTGATGCGGTGAAATACTTTCATTGCTTGCCGGACAGCCCGCAGTTTCTTGACATGCCGCAGGTGAGGGGCATGCTTGACATCTTAGCGTCGGCGTACCGCATCAAGCAATACCCGTCTATCAAGAAATGGATTGGCGGTGCCCGCAGCTTGTTCATCGACTCTGGTATGATTTCGGCATGGAAGGCGGAGAAACCGGAGTGGAAGGACATGCAGGACTTTGTGGTTGGCGTTGCCAACGAATTGCAGGCTGATTACTGCGCCCATCTGGACCTACCCATGGAGCCGGAGATGCTAGGCCGGAATGGGTGGAGTCCTGAACATGCCTTGACACAGACCGTCCTCAACGCCTTACGCTTCAGAGATGCGACGTTGCCAGATCATTGCAAACGGGTCTTCGTCGTGCAAGGCTATCAACTCCGCGAATACGAGCGATGCCTTGACCTGTACGCTGACTTCGGGCTGCTTTCGGCGACTGACCATCTGGCAATTGGGTCGGTCTGTATGCGAAGTCCAAAGAAGGGACTTTACAGGGTGGCGAAGTTGGTCCGGCAGCGATGCCCGAACCATCATCTCCACGCATTCGGTGTGGGTCGGAAAGAGTGGGTAGATGAGTTGGTGCAGATTGGCATTGACTCCTTTGACTCTGCTGACGCCTCATTACAGGTGGCTTATAATCGTGGTCACTTGCGAGTTGGTGGTCATCGCCACGTGCGTTGGCGCGATGTTCAGTTCATGGTGGAATATACCATCAAGGATTTCGTCATGCACAATCTGAGTACGAAGCCCCAACTGAAACTCTGGGACTGACAAAGGCATTGAATATCGCAGACTGAAAATTGAAGATTGGCAGAGTTCTTTGTCCTCAATCTTCAACTTTCAATCTGCCCTTTTCAATATAAGGGGGTGATGCCTAGACATAATTGCAGGTTTGTACAACGTGGGAGTCTGTAGCCGACTTCCACAGTGTGGTTTTTACTCAACGCGGGGCGAAGAAAAGGCGAAAGGGGAAAGTAAAGACTTGAGTTCCTTACTTTCCTCTTTCCCATTTCCCCTTTTCTTCGACCCTGCCATTTATTGGAGGACTGACTCATGAACGTGTGTCTGTACTTTGACGGGGCATGCGAACCCGTCAATCCGGGTGGCGTTGCCACGTGGGGCTTTGTCATCAAAGATGATGATGGTGATGTCCTTGATGCGGGACATGGCGTTGTTGGTGAAGGCGAAGGCATGACTAACAACGTTGCCGAGTATCATGCGCTCGGTCATGGTCTGAAGGCGTTGGCTAAACTAGGACAGGTCGAACACCTCACCGCCTATGGTGACTCGAAGCTCGTCGTCAACCAAATCATAGGTGAATGGCAATGCAACAAGCCGCATCTCGTCAAACTCAAGGAGCGGTGCCATCGCCTCATTGCGGACGCAGTGACTTCGTCGTGGCGTGCACAATGGCTACCTCGAACTCATCCTGATATGAAGCAGCCCGATGACTTGTCGCGGTTGGCATACGACCTTTACCGGGCCGGCCCAGTCGGAAACCTGAAGGTGCTGACGGAATTGGTGGGGGGTATTCGTACCCGTGCGATGTTGCCGGGCGGACTCGTCGCCGATCTATTCGACGTTGACTGTGACCGTTGGCTAGTCCTACGCTATAAGCGTGGTGGCAAACCATCTGATGAACAGATTGACGAAGCGATGCGTGCTGTCTTTGAAACGACATGTCAGTCAGCGTCACTCCATTTTATGAACGACATCGCTGTACTCGTATGGCAAACCCAACAGGAGGACTTGTGACATGACTATGTTGTGGCGGGTTTGCTTGTCTTCCCTTGCTGGCTTGGGTGGCTGGGCCATCATTGATGTGATGGACATCACGAGCAGAGTCGGGATTATGTTGATTGGTGTTGTTGTCGGCATTGTGAGTCTGGAATGTCTAAAGGGGGGTCTGTAAGATGGACGAACGATATGTCAGATGGAAGGACTTCGCGCTCCGAATGGCGAAGTCGTGTTACAATAATAGAACCCGACCTAGCCGCGACTGGATTGTCAGTATGGTTGAGGAGTTCTTTACGTGGATAAATGTTGACGACGCTGACCTTTTTGTCGATTGGGATAGGAGTCTTCCTCGACCAGAGACTCACCCGAATTACAGTCTGGACTACAACGGCAAACCGTATGAGGCTGAAGTTGTCGGCGAACGCTTTGAGTCGTTCGAGTCGTCGTTTCGGGAACGACCTTTCGGCCTGATGAACAATCGACAAACAGAGCTATGGGACCGCCTTTATCAGCAAGACAAGGTCGATGAAGCTGAGGAATATGCCGATGCGATTGTCGAGCGTTGGCTTGGGCCTGTCCACTGTTGTGTCCGTGCCGGACTGGACTTGGCCTACTCACCAAGCATGGGAGTCTTAGGATTCACGGTAGGCGACCTTCGGAAGATGTACCCTGAAGGTGTGCCGGACTGGGTGAAGGGCGATGTTGAGTGGGAGACAATCCCAGTGACTGGCGTCGTGCCGGGACTCGGATTCAAAGTCAGCGAAGCGACGGATAGTCACCCATTCGACTCAATCCCCGACAATGCGTCCGTGTGGCTGTGAGTCATAGTCAATGATTTGTGACAGGCTTGATTCGGGACTGTCGGAAAGCAATGACGGTCAATGATTTACGAGAGTCGCGATTCAAGTCTGTCAAACTGGAATCCTCGCCTCGGTTGTTACGCTGCCTTCATCGTCATTGATTCGACTGTTCAGTGCTGAGTCTGCGTTGATGAGAAACTGTTTCGACGATTATATCCGTGACCGGCGTTGTTTAGTGATTCAGTGCGGAGTCTGCGTTGATGAGAAAGTGATTCGGCGTTTACATTCGTGGTCAAGAATGTGAGCGTGGTTCAGTGCGGAGTCTGTCGTGATGAGAACCTGTTTTGTCGAAAGCATTCGTGTGACTGTCATTGATTCGACGGTTCGGTGTGAAGCCTGCGTCGATGAGAACCTGTTTCGACGCTTGGAGTTATGGTCAGTGATCTCTTTGCGTTCGCATCTCTCTCTGTTCCTCTCTCTGTGACTCTGCTCTGTCGTGATGTGGCCTCACAGCCGTGCTAGGTGAGGCCACATAGAAAAGTATCTTTATTGTCCGAGAGGGGTGGCTGACTTGTGTTGGAAGGGAGGGTGTCTCCCATTATGTGTCATGCGAGCCTTTCAGCAAGGCGAACATGGGGCGGACTCGCCTATCTTCGCAGGTCATCGCTCTTTTTCCTTGCGTGTCCAAATCTCTTTGTGATAAGATAGAGTCTATATGTAGTATGTCATGCTGATGTGGCATACAATTCATGGGAGGACATCATGGACAGAGAACAGGTTTTGGCGATGCTGAAGTCGGAAGCCGGTGACTTGCAACTCGCGCCGGTCATTGACTTGGTCGAGTCGGACGGTACAGAGTTGCAGCGTCTTACCGACGATGTGGCTCGCCTGAACGGGGAAGTCGAAACCCTACGAACGGCGCAGTCGGGGAATGTTGAACAGTCGGTGAAGCAAGCCCTATCACTCCAAGAGCGGGCATTGAAGGCGGAGTCAGAGTTGGGTGCAATCGCTTCATCGCTTGGTTGCAAACGGACAGAAATTGGGTCGATGATTGATGAGGCAATGACGATACGGAACGCGGCGAAGTCAGATGTCGAGAGATTGACTGCCCAACTCGGTGATAGTCATGAGCAACTTGAAGGCCGGAAACAGGCTGTGCGTGACCGAATCATTGGCTACGCTGAACTTGTTGACGGTGCTGAACTGGACAAGGCTGGGCTGACGGCTCGGTTGTCGGAGATGGGCTTTGATGCCCTTGACGCTGAACTTGAGGCATGGTCAGTGAAGTTGCGGGAGTCCTACCAGACACCATCGCTCATACCAGAAGGCAAGCCACAGACAGAATTTGACCGTGCGCTTGACCTATCGGGCTACAGGGTCTAAATCAATGGCGATTCGAGTCAACAACCTATTGGAGATGTCAGATGCGACGGTTGGTAAGTCTAAGCCGATTGAGGTGAGTGTGCCGTTGGAGCGAGGCGATGTTGTCCTGCTTCGTGGCATGTACTACCGAGTTGATGGGACGTTCAAGGACACGTCGGGCAAGCTGAACCTTCGGCTGTACTGCCCAAACGACTATGAGCGATTTCGTCGTTGGGCGATGAGACACCCGGAGTCCGTCAAACCGATAGGAACAATCAATGCCCACTGGGGCTAATGGAGGGAAGAAGTCATGGCACAAAGTTGGGTGTCAACAGTAGGGGTCTCGGACACAATTCGTGCCCCACAGACATGGGAGTCAGAAGGCATCTACGTGACGATGGAAATCACCTACACGTCGTCTGCACGTGAGTTCACGGAGACGGAGTTGGACGCAAGTAAGACCGCAGGCGTCCTCGAACAGACGGGCACGAACCCGACCCTTGGTTTGGGCAGTGATGGTGACCCGGTCTTCGGCTTTTTGGACGATCTGACACAGGACGGTGCAGCGGGTTCATTCCTGACGCATGGTCTGACCGACTGGGTATTCTATGCAGCGGCGGCAGAAGACCCGGACGTGAACGATTCGGTCTTGAGCAAAGGTGATGGGTCAGTCAAGCAGACACCGACTGCTACCGACGTTGCGGCAGGCGGTATCACAGATGGGCGAGGGATTGTCTTCGCGAAGGACACGACAAACACAAAGGTCAAGCTGTCGTATCCGTAAGAGGGACAGACGGACATACTTAATGGAGGGCTGAATATGAAGGCGGCACGAACAACACATTTGCCGGATTCACTCATTGAGGACATTGAGGACTTAATGGCAAAGAGTGACCGGATAAAAGGTCAACGTCGGGCATTGTATATGCCGATGACGCTGGACATGACGAAGGCGACGGCACTGTCAAAGGAAGTGTCGGGTTGGTCGAAACATCAGGACGTGTCAATCTACGAGGAAGCGAAGTCGAGGGGCGTCCCGGTCTGGGAGCTACTTGAGGAACGTGACCCATCACCGAGGAACCTAGCCGGTGAGATTGTGACCGAACTTGATGCGCTGGGAAGACAACTCTACGCGGCAGGCGTCAACCTGAAACAAACCAATGTCGAACTCTTTTATAGAGGTCAGGCATCGATCTTGATGCCGGCACTCATCAACCGCTGGCTACGCGAGGGTCAACAACTGGCAGGCGGCGCAATGGGGCTTTGGGCATTCGAGGACGAAGTGAACGCGATGACGGTGCATCCGTTCCACATCGAATCGGAGTCCGCAGCGGGCGAATTGGCGAACACGCCCCAGAACACGGCGAACCGGAAACGGCTTGGTCAAGTCGGCTCAAGTGGGTTGCCAGTCGTTCGGATAGGCTACCGCGACAAAGATGTCAATCTCGGCACGTATGGCATCGACTTAAGGATTGACTATAAGGCGGTGAAGTACATGCCGATGCTTCAACTTCGGCTCATCTTCATCTGGATTGGCATGCAGTTGTTGTATGACCAACTTGATGCGGTGTATAACCTTATTGTTGATGGCGATGGCAGCACCGGTGCACCGCCGAGCTACCTGCAAATCAGTGGTGGAGGCGGAGCGGGTACGTTGCTCCATGCTGACCTGAACGCGGCTATCACGAAGATTGGTGTCAACGCGATGATTCTGACACATTGGATTGGTGGCGTGAACGAACTAATAGACTTCCTGAACTTGTCACAGTTGACGGGTGCGAACTACAGGGACAACCCAATCGTGAAGGTCTTGAACCGGAAGAATCGTGGCCCCATCGAGACGGACTACGGTATGCTTTGCCCAGCGTTGGGTGGGACGGCTGACAAGCTGGCGTTCATGGAGTCGATGTTCGCGGTGGCTCGCGTCGTCGAGCAGGGAATCCTCGTGGAGACTGACAAGATTATCGGTCAACTCCAAGAAGAGATTGCGGTGTCGGAGACGTGTGCGTACTACAAGTTTATGGAAGACGCTTCAGGGTTCATTGACTACAGTGCCTAGGCCATAGCCTAGCAATGACAGGTGAGGCGGGTTGGACTCGCCTCTTTCCGTAAGGAGGATATTGGCATGGCATTAGGAACGTACAACGAGGCTCTGCTTCAAGCGGCGTCTCTCGACCAGATTCGGTTCTGGTTGTCAGGCAACGTGGGTGCGCTGTCGTTACCGGCGAAGCCACGTATCAACGACCTTGACCGAATCGAAGTGGACAATGCGGACACGACGAGCGGCGTGTCGTTGCAGGTGACATCGACGACCACGACCGGCGGCCCTGTGGTAGACATCTCTGTGGCAGCCCTGACAACGGGCAAGGCGTTGGACATCAGCAACCTTGATGCGATTACAACGGGGAAGGCGATTCATGTTGATGCGACGGGGGTGACTCAAACAACGGGGATTCTCGTCCATATAGACTCGGCTTCGACAGCACTTACAGGAGCGGGTCGTCTTCTGTTGGTTGATTCGACTGCTGACTTTAATGACGTGGCTGGCATCGTTGCTGAGATAAAGACCGTCCACACGACGGGGATAGGTCTTCAGTTGACGATGGACGCAATCACGGATGGATTCGGCGTTGATGGCACATTCGATGCGTTGACGACGGGAGAGGCGTTCCGTCTGACGAGTTCAGCGACGGCAATCACCGGCGCGGGTCGTTTATTCAACATCGACCACACGGGCGCAACCTCGACGAGTGGCATCATTGCGGAGTTTTCGTCGGCGGCGAATGATGAGACAACGATATTGCGTGTGACGGCTTCAGCGGCGTTAGCAGCGGGTGTTGCGCTGGACGTTTCGGCTGCTGCGTTGACGACGGGCACGGCCTTAGACATCAGTAACCTCGACGCAATCACAACAGGCAAGGCAATCCATGTAGATGCGACGGGTGTGACTCAAACAACGGGGATTCTCGTCCATATAGACTCGGCTTCGACGGCGTTGACGGGTGCTGGTCGTGTTCTGCTTGTTGATTCAACGGCTGACTTTGATGATGCGACGGGTATTGTCGCGGAAATCAAGACTGTCCACACGACGGGTATTGGTCTACAATTGACGATGGACGCTGTGACCGATGGGTTTGGTGTTGACGGCACATTCGATGCGTTGACGACCGGTGAAGCGTTCCGGCTTACATCAAGTGCAACGGCAATCACTGGGGCAGGCCGTCTATTCAACATTGACCACACAGGCGCAACGAGTACATCAGGCGTCATCGCAGAGTTTTCGTCCGCTGCGAATGATGAGACAACGATTGCTCGGATAACGGCGTCAGCGGCGTTGGCGTTGGGTGTCGCACTTGACTTGAGTGTAGCGGCGATGACAACGGGTACAGCCCTTGACATTGGCGGTGCGGCTGCGATTACGACAGGCAAGCTCATCGAAGCGGTGGCAAGTGGTACGACGCAGACAACGGGTATTCTAGTGAACATTGAGTCGGCGGCAACGGCGCTCACAGGGGCGGGTCGGCTACTTTATGTCAACCACACGGGTGCAACGACAACGAGCGGCACGGTGGCGGAAATTATCTCTGCCTCGACCGATGAGACTGACATCTTGGTTGCCACTGGCGCGGGGACTGGGTATGAAATGACAGTCCGAAACACCAATGCGGGTGCAGTCGGAGCCGAGCTGAGGCTTGACCATGTGTCTGCGAGCGCGGCTGACAACGACGTGGTTGGACGTATCATCTTCACAGCCGATGATGAGGAAGGCTCACCGACGAATACGCAGCTTTGTCTCATTGATGTGCAGTGGACGGACGCAACGGCGGCAAGTTACGCCTCTGACCTTGAGGTGACGTTGGCAACGGCGGCGGCATCGAACCTAGCATTGACATTATCGGGTGCTGGTCAGATGGGTCTTGACCTTGATTCTGACTTATCGGCAAGTTCAGCGGCTGGCCAAATCTTTGATGACTATGATGATGCAATGGTCTTACAGCGGTATGCCTACCTCGGTGTGACTGAACCATCAATCTCGCTGGAGACGATTGCAGAGTTAGAGTCGATGGGCATCGTGGAGGCGAACGCTAAAAACCAAAGGGGCTATATCCTGAAGTTGCAGCCATTCTTGAGGTTGTTGTCAGGTGGTATCTATCAGACACGGGGTATGCTCGACGCATTCATGGAGGACGTGTTCAATGAGCTTAGAGAAGTCAAAGTCGAACTCACAGCCCTCAAAGCAGCCTAGTGAGACGGGGCTGACAGCCGACATCTACTCTGAGATGAAGACTCGTCGTGAACAACTGCTAGTGCAGATGAGTCAGTGCCGAATCCGTGAGACGGAGTTGGCTGAACAGGCACAGGGTTTGGCAAACTCTCAAGAGCAGACCCGGCAACAGCTAATAGCCCTTCGAGGCGCGTTGGCGGTGCTAGATGAGTTTCTGACGAAACAGAAGCCGCTGCCTAACTTGGAGGACATGGATAGCGAGTCGGCGTCAAAGGTTTAACTAGGGGACAATCCCCGAATGGGTGGGTGATGGGTCTGGCATGGCCTATCATGCAACGCCCACCCGAAGAAAAGGGGAAAGGCGAAAGGGGAAAGTGAAGAATCTTCTTGTCTCCTAACTTTCCCCTTACCACTTTCCACTTTTGCTGGGGGGACGCCCTTCGCTGAATGACAAACTGCCGGCCTGACGAGGCTGGCTTTTTTGCGGAAGTGGCGGGGACTGCCGTCGAAGCAAACTTCCGCTTAGGTGTCAGTATGGCGACGTACACGACGGCGGCTCTCGTCAAAGCGAGGGTTGAGAATATTGATTCGGGCTTGACTGATGCAACGGTTGAGGACTTTATTGAGGCTGCGGAGTCTATTGTTGATGGACTCATGGGCACGTCGTTTATTGCGACCTTTGATGCGACGAAGCATGGTATTCTCCGTGAGGCGGCAACTGTCTATGCAACGATGGCAGCGATGGCCTTTCAGCCTGCCGGATTCTCTGACCTTCAGGAAGCGACGTTGATTCTTGATGTGTTAGCCTTTCAATGGTCGTTCATCACGACGGAGTTGCGTGGCAACCGTGACTTAACAATCTACCTTGAAGGGCTTTAACGTATGGGTGTTCGTGGTGGTCTGCCAGTCGTCTTCAGGAAGGCATCAGGCGATGATGGAAGTCTTCGTCCCGGGACTGTGTTTCGTGCCCCAATCATTTTTGACTATGGTCGCCTACTCCATACGTGGGAAAAGGTGGGTGTCAGTGCAGCGCGTCTCGTCGAGAGTCAGGATTCTGCGCTGAATTTCAGTCTCGACCAAGTCCGAATCGGGAAGGGCGCGCCGGTTGGGTTTGCCTTTGCGAACGACGTTACAATTGATGGGAATCGTACAGACGCAACGAATGTATATGTCCCTCGATATGGCGACCGATTCGTATCGGGCGATTATGTGTGCCTTTATGATGATGCCGGATTCTTCAAGGTCGGCAAGGTGACGGGTACACCGACCGGGACGACGATTCCGGTCACAACGATAGCGGGTGCGGCTATCACTGACTTGGACGTTATTGGTGGGTATACTTCGCTATCGGGGTCGGAATACTGGGAAAGCGATGATGTGGATAATAGCGTCGCGGGTCAAGGCGGACTTGGCCTGAACTTTATTGATGGGTCGATTGGGACGGGCGCGACCATATCGCTTTGGGTTCGGACAAGCTCTCAGACGAAGCAAGTGTTGATGACGGTCTCTGAGCACAAGCCAGACCCTGACTACACGGATACGGGGCGTTGGCAGTTCTTTATTGACACGTCTGGCTTTATTGCGTGGGACTTTGAGCGTGAGGATACGTCACATTCGTGGACGAGTGCCGGAACGGTGGCTTTAGATGATGGGCTGTGGCATCATGTGTTAGTCTCGATGCAATGGGACGGCGTTGCACTTGGGTATATTTACATTGATGGTATTTTGGACAGCACCTTCAACGTCACGGTCTTTACGACGACTGCCGACGACTATCAATTACCCCGATTTACGTTGGACAGCATTGGCTTTCCGGTGGAGACATTCCCTGATGGATATTGGCGAACATTGACTGTTGGTGCGAATGAGGACGGGTCAAACCCACTGATTGGAGACATTCGTAACGTCCGACTGTATCCGATAGAACCGAATACGCCTGCGAGTCACAAGCAAGACGTTTATGACCTAGCGGGTATTACCCAAATTGATGTACAGACCTTTCGTGGAGAGAGTGTCCAAATCGCCTACTTATTGATGGATAGGTCTGACCCGGGTGCGGTGTTGGCTGGCTTTTCGGGTGGTGATAATGCGCCTTATGACTTGAATGCGGTCGGTGGGGCATCGGTCGTGCAAGCCTTCACGGTCTCAAAGAACTTGTGGCCTGACCCGTCTTGTGAGTCTGGCAATGTTGGGGCATGGGGGTTAGTCCGTTCAGGGACTGTCCTTGAGTTTTATAGTGACACGACTCAGCAGGCATTGGGGACTCGTTCCTTAAAGATGGAGACGGGTAGTTCGATTGGGTCAACGTATGTGACGATGACGATTCCTGTTGAGAAGGGCGTGAGTTACTATCTGTCTTTCCAATTCAGGCACACGACGACGGATTGGCCGGGCTTACGGATTGAAGATACGACGTTGGGGTCTGTGTTGGTAGACGACCTGACAATCGGGTCTGGATTGGGGTCGAACATCTGGCATACGTATTCTACGGTCTTGGACATTGCGGATTCAGGTGCAACCGAACACGCCCTTGAGGTTCGATTCTTAGCGCGTTCTGGCGGGGTCGATTGCTGGCTAGACGACTTTCAGCTATTCCCGGCCTCATCGGTTCCGGGCGCAGTGGCTGGGCTTGATGGGAATCCGACGTTGATTGTGGCAGGCTCAAATCGTGGCGTGGTACAGGTTGGTGTCGAGACACAGTCGGAGGCGTCGGAGGTTCATGTGGTTGATGGTGGGACGCAGAAGCCGGGCCTTTGTGTGTTATATGACCATGCGGGTGTGCCATGGCATTTGTGGGTCGATAATACGGGTGTGTTGCGAATTGATTCGGACAAGCCGAGTGATGAAGATGCGGACGGCACGATAGTTGGCGTGCAAACGTAGCGGAGAGAGGCGCGCCGCGCGCCATTTCCGCGGGAGTCAAGACAGATGGAGCAGAGTCGATTTGAAGATAAGCTGGACGACCTGATTGTCCGAATCAATCGAATTGAGATGGCCGCTTCCGCGTTAGGCGAGAAACACAAGGAGCATTCGACTCTGATGACGGAATCGTTGTCTCAACTGAAAGTGATGTCGCATGCGATTGAGGGGCAAGTCCGGTTGAACCAGATTGAGATAGCCAAACTCATGACACAGGCGAAGCTCGCGGGCGGGGTTGTCGGTGTCATCGCAGGCGCAATCAGTGGGCTGCTATCCTCTCTATTTGGAGGTCGATGAGATGGCATTTACGACAGCAACACGACTCAAGGACCTGTTACGACAAGCGTCGGGCACATCACCGTATGGCGTGCCGTCGTCGGCGGCAATCACGAACGCGGTCAACGCTGCCAACGGCGAGCTTGAGAAGATGGGTGTGCCATCGACGGAGACGGACGCTGGACTACTGGGCGCAGCGGACTTGTTGGCGTTGGCGTACTTGGGCGTGGGTCAAAGCCTCTTTCAGGGTGCACGAGGACAGCATCTGCCTAGCCCAGATTCGGTTCGACGTGGCAGCACGGTTGCCCGTACAATGGCTTTGGAGATGGCGGGTCGGTACATCAGTCACAGTCGTCGTCTTCCGAACGCTGTCAGAAACCGGAACTGGGCAAACCAACGGGGAGGGCAGTTATGGGGAGACAGCGAGGCGGACGGTCGTCACAACCGCGACAGCAAGAAGTAGAGCCTGAGCCGTTCTTGTCGGTAGCACACCGAATCTGTGCTGACTATAAATCGGGTATGAGCCTATCTGCAGTTGGCGCGGCTTATGGCATGGGTGCTTCTAAGGTTCGTCGAATCCTAGTGGAGAATGGCGTTGAGATTCGGCCTGCCCATGCGCCGAAGGGTCGGAGTCGTGGCTCAACGGCATGGTTCACGATTGATGCCGAGATTGAACGCCGTGTCAACGAGTTTGTTGCGGAGACGGGTGCGAACAGGTCGCTCTTGATGAATGCTGCGCTCGACATCTACTTGACGATATTGGGGAGGATACGTTGGTGAACGAGATTGTCTTCACAGGCCGATGCAAGATATGTAAGTCAGAATCGGGTCAGGCATTGACTCGCCTCCAAATAGCGGGTGTGCCGACCGGGGAAATCGTCAAGATGTTCCCTGCCTTGAAGTTGAGTGCGCCGATGGTGAGCCGTCACCGAAACCATTACACCGACCCGTCCGCCGTCTTAGAAGTAGAGGACGTGTCTGACCATGAGTTCATTGACATGGCGAGACTGTTGGCAGTGATCTATCTCCGAAAGGGCATCGGCGGGGCGGCCCTGTCGATGAATGAAGTCCGACACGTCCAAGCGACGATGCGAGGAATTGCTGACCGACGCCATATCAAAGACGCTCAGAAAGAGCAGACGGCGTTGGAGGACTTGCTGAAGAAGGCGTCGGAGAGCAAATGGAAGTATGCCGACGCAGAAACTGTAGATGACGTGGAGGCGATGAGGATTTAAGATGGCAGATTGAAAGTTGAAGATTGAGGAATTATCTTCGTTGTGCTGTCTTTCGAGAGGCGGCGAAGATTCTTGTAAGTTCGTCGGCTTCCTTGAGTAAGGATTCGACGACGTTTTCTGTCGTTAGCTTTTCGTCGAGTGCGAACTGAACCCAGAAGTGGGATTCGTCAGACTCTTCGAGGGCTATACTTAGTTTCGACGTAAATGCAGACTTTGACTGTGCGAGATTGGCTGCCCTGTAATTGGCGGCAACTGAGGTTGATGAGCGAATGATTTGACTGGCGATGTGTTGTCCAAGCAAAGTGTTTGGCATCGAGAGTGCGAACTTCACGCAACGATGGGCAAACTGCTTGGTTCTGTCTTTCAGGTCATTGGCGTTCATGTTTGTCTCCTTGTCTTCAATCTTCAACTTTCAATCTGCAATCTTCGATACTCAAGGGGTGGTCTGATGTTAGAGAAGCGGCAAATCGGAATAGCGGTCTTGGTCTTCGGAGTAGCTGCCCTCGCCTTGATGGTTTTGTTGGTCTGGGCAATCGCGGCTCCGGCGAATGCGGAAGTGATCCCCATTGACCTAGAGATTCGGCATCGCGGCTCGTTGGAGGTGCTGGGCTATGAGTTCCGTGTTGTCTATCACCGCTCGCCAACTTCCCGTTGGGTAGTCAGCTATTGGTCTCCGCCCCACCCGAAGTACAGCCTAATTCGGTATCAACGGAAGGGTCGCTATTATGTACCTCCGACCGTGCGGGTGTGGCTAATCCCGCCTGATGGGTGTTACCAGTTCGATGTCTTCGTCCGGGTCGTGGGGAAAGGCTATAACTCGGCATGGTCTGACCCTGCGACGATGGTGTCAACGGGATATGAATGATGGTCGATGAAGCTGTGTTGGCTGCGTGTGCCTCAGACGATGTCGAATTTGGGCATCGTTTTCTGGGTTGGCATGCGTTCCCTGAACAGGCACACTGGCTGAGAAGTGCATCGAGGCCAGTCAACATCTGCCGAGCGGGCAACCGGTGGGGCAAGACGGAAAGTCTGGCAATCCGGCATCTCCGCATGAACGCCTTCAAGGTGCGTGATGCGACGCTCTACGATTGGGACATGCCGTACCAGACGGTGAACACCTCGCTTTCTCTTGACCAAGCGTCACTGCCACTTCGGAAGGCATGGCAGATGCTGAATCGTCCATCTGGTCAGTTGTTCAGGGCCGCCTTCGTCGACCGGTACGTCCACACTCCGTTCCCGCGCATCGAGTTCAGGAACGGCTCGGTATGGTGGGCACGGTCAACGACAGGCAAGGGGAAGTACCTCGAAGGACACGACTTCGATTATGTGTCAAATGATGAGGGTGCGTTCGACCCCTACCTCGACTACATACTTGATGAAGTCCTGCTGATTCGCCTTATCGACCGTGGTGGTCAACTCGACCTTATCTCGACGGGTAAGCGTGGCTCGGCCTTCAACAAGCGGTTCAAGGCAGGACTTGATGACCCGGACGTGTTCACCTATCAGGGTCGGACTCTCGACAATCCAAACCTGAACCAAGCGAGTCTGTCGCGGTTGATGGCAACCCTCAGCGAAGATGTCATCGCTGAACGCTTTGAGGGTGGCGAGCGGAGTGGTGAAGGCCGAATCCCCAATGAGTGGGTCTGGTACGCGATGACGCTGGCAACGGGGTTCAGCCCTCGTCTTGTCGGTCATCGTTATGTGACGGCATGGGACCTAGCCCAGAAGCGCAACTACACAGTCGGCGTCACGCTGGACATTACAGCGAAGCCGTACCAAGTCGTGGCGTGGGAGATGTTCAATGAGCCGACGCTCCGCGCTGAGGGGATTACCTTCGGGCCGGGTGAGACGTATTGGGACTACGTCTATGACAGGATTCGTAGGCGGCATTCCATCTATGGTGGGCTGTGCTACTACGACGGTACGGGCATGGGTGCTGTCGTGGGTGACGGGATTGCCGACATCGGTGCGGAATGCGTCCTGTTCACAACGCAGGTCAAGGCCGAAATCATCAGCGCACTTGAGCTGGGGTTTGGGCTAGGCGCAGTTGGGCTGCCGGACCTGAGTAAAGTGTTGCCGGACATGACGACATGGAACTTCCAAGACGAGCTTGAGGAAGTCAACGTCGAACTTGAGGGGCTGGACACGGCAACGGCACTTGGGCTTTGTCTGTGGAGTGTCCGGTCAGAGTTGAGCAGTGCTGGAATTTACCGAGTCAGACCGAGGCTTGGACAGGTGGCGGCGTAACAGGGAGAAGTCAATGACACAAGCGGAGGCGGCGATATTCACCGCAGCACAGGCGAAGATAGATGCGAGGAAAGCGGCATCGGTTGGGCTTGCCCCGCGTTCACGGTCAGGGGTTCGTGGGCTTCCGAAGAAACGAGGGAGGTCGGTGACCCGGCCTATTGCTGCGTTCGGTCAAACACTCGGTCGTGAGGCTTGGCTTTACGACAATAACGCGATGTTGTCAGACCTGTACCGCTACCTGCGTCGATGGGTCCCCCTCATCAATAACGGCATTGCGACATGGGTTGACCTCTGCACCGCGGGTTCGTCTGTGCAGCTTGATGGCGGTACCGCTCGTCAGAAGGACGAGGCGACGGTGCGAATGAAGGCGCTCAGTCAGCGGGTCTATCAGTACATCTTTGACCGGGGTGATGGCATGAAGAAGCTGGATAGGCTTTTCTTCGGCGAACTGTTCACCGGTGGCCGGTTCGCTGCGGAGATTGTGCCGTATCCAGACTTGAGCGGCGTGAGCCATGTTGTCTTGCCGGACGCCTTCGCAATCGAGGTGGGTGTCGATGCAGACGGCAAGAAGATTGGCATGAAGGACTACGTTTCCGGTGAAGTCAAACCCCTGCCGATTGACCGTATGTTCTTCACAGTCTTTGAGCCGGACAGTGCGACCCCGTATGGTCGAAGCCTGTTGGACTCAATCCTCTGGGTCACAGAAATCAAGGAACGTCTTTATGACGACATGGCGAAGTCGTCGCATAATACGGCATATCGGCGCTATGCAATCAGTGTTGAGCCACCGCCTCCGTTGGGTGGGGAGGCGCCTGCCGATTATGAGAGTCGGGCAAACTCTGAGTTCGAGGAAACTGAGAAGATATTCCGTGACCTTGATGTTGATGACAACCTCGTCTTCTGGTCAAACACGAATGTGAATGTGCTCGGTGCCCAACAGAGTGCCCTTGCCTTTGAGTGGGCGTCAAATGTGGGCATGGTGGCGAACGACATCATGGCGGGTCTACGGTTGCCGTCGTGGGCGTTGAATTGGAACTTGGGGACGACGAAGAACTGGGTAGGCTCTCAGCATGACTTACTCATGCAGCGAGTCAACACCGTCTCTGAGTTTGGCGCGGCCTTCGTGGATTGGGTCTGTAACACTGACCTTGCGATGAGTGGTAGCCCTGTCCGATGCAAACAGACGTACAAGCCAATCCGTGACCCCGGTGCGTTGATTGCGGCCCGAGCTGACAAGTTCCTGTTCGATGTCGTTGACATGAAAGTCACTCGCGGCTACATCAGCAAGGACGATGGGGCGAGAGAACTGGGCTATAACCGAGCCTATAACCAAGACTAAGGAGGCAAACATGGGTCAATCGAAGCGTATGGAAGTGACGTTGACACCGATAGGGAACGGTGAAGTCGCGCCTTATGATTTCGCTCGAATCATCAAGCGAATCGACACGATTCTTGACCGTGGCGAATCTCAAGGTGAGCTTGAGCGGTACGAGGTGTCGGGCGAAGGGGGTGTCACCGCCTTCGCCGCCAAATGGCGGGTAGTCAACACCAATGCAGGAGGGACATGGGCCAACCCAATTGATGGCAAGTCTACGAATGAGGTGAATGGCGATGAAAAGGAATAGCCGGTTTCGATGGCGTGAGATCTTTCTGAAGTCGGAGGAAGGGCGACGCCTCTTGAAACAACAACTGCTGGAGGAGACGTTGAATGAAAAGTCTGAATGCGACATTGATGACGGAGTTGAGGACGGAGACGCTGGCTGTAGACGAAGGGGTCGTGTCAAAGATAAAGAGTCTGACTCACGCTCCGCTCCGTGACTTCGGCCCGGACGACATTTATGCGCGTCGATGTTGGCTCACCGGTGACAAGCTGAACAGTCGGTTCGGTCAATTCCGAACGAAGGACTTGCCGCATCTTTCGGCGCTGACGGTTGACGCACCGGTGCTGGTAGGTCATGATATGTCGATGGTGCCGATCGGTCGCTTCTTTGATTCGAGACTTGAACAGCACGCAGGTGGAACATTCATCGTCCCCGCCTTCTATTGGCCACGGTCAACGGAGGTGGCGGACTACCTTGCCGCTGCTATTGACTTTGGTCTAGCAGGTGAGGCGTCAATCAGTTTCACCTTTGAGACGGCGACGTGCGGCATCTGTGGCGGCAACATGCGGTCATACGATGAGTGCAAGCATTATCCCGGCGAAGAAGATGAGAAGACGGGCAGGGTGGCCTTCTACTATTATGACGGCGTCAACTCCGTCTATGAGGGCAGCGTTGTTGCGAGGGGTGCGCACCCAGACACGAAGTTCGGTTTGCTTGGCTCATTGTCGGGAGATAGTGATGACGTCTATGCTCAGTTGATGGAGAAGCCGAAGCGTAAGGCTGGACGGCGGGTGATTGACCTTGGCGGCAATGTCCTCAATCGGGAGGTGCGGTGATGGCAACCGGACGAGAGAGTCGAATCACATTGACAGTGGCATTCCCGTACACGGTTGTGCAGACGGGCGAAGTTGCCGGGTCGGCAACTGCCGCTGTCTTGCCGACAATCGCCTGTGAGCTGGTCATGCTCAAAGCGGTGGCCTCTAACGCTGGCAACGTCTACTTGGGCGCGACGGGTGTCACGAAAGTAGACGGTACGACGGATGCGACAACGGGCTTCGAGTTGGCGGCAGGTGAATCGACGCCTT